TATTCATCAAAACCTGGAAAAGATTGATTCGATTGTATTCCATAATTTAACCAAAGTATCTTTAATGGCACAGCAAGATAAGGATGAATACTTGCATTGGTACGGAAACTGGGAATACGAAAACGAATTAATAAATAAAATTAAAAATAAAGTTTGGGTAGGATTGTATCATTTTCCATATGAAACGAAAAATTTACATCACATTCCAAATAATTATACATTTATACAAAACAAAGAACTTTCAACATCAACAGAATTAGGATACGCAGCAAGAGTTGAAGGTAGAAAGAATGTTGAATATATGGATGGGTTGGGTGGATTCATTTCAACTAATTCAGAAACATTTAACAAATATTATAAAAAGAAATATGGATACAAATTTGAAAAATCAAAAATTTACAAGTTTGATTACAAATATAAAGAAAGGTTCTACGGACTTGATTGGGGAATATCTCATTCTTGCTTTGAATTTGAACCATTCGGATACGGAATATTTGAAGCAGTGGATTGGGGTAAACTTCCAATACTACATGAAAAATGGCACGTACCACTTGATTATAAATACAAAGCGAATGATGCGATATCGTTTAGAGAGACCTACAAAAAAATATGTGAAGATGATTATGAAACCCGTAAAACAGAATTTGAAAAACTTAAAAATTGGATGATTAAATACTTTTCTAATAAAGATGAATGGAAAGAAAAACTTTTAGATATTTATAACGGAGAATAACACTTTATACAATGGCAAGAACAAATTTATCGTTAGGTAACTTATATAGAGCAGTGAGTGGTTCAGCAAGAGTTGCGCAAGCAGTTTCAATTGGTGGACTAAGTGGTGCAACTGCTAATAGCTCATTTACAGCATTCGCAGTAGATTCTATAACAGCTAATTTACCAACATACACTTATATAGTAGAGAGCACATCTGAAAATGCAACTTTTTCATTTAGCAATCAGGGAACTTTACATGGTACAAAAGTTGGTAGTGTTGCTGCAAACTATACGGTATCATTTGGTAATGCAAACTTTTCAGTAGGTTCTCCAACATTAGGAGCATCGCCATCATTTCCAATCACACCGGCATCAATTGCACAATCTTCTTATTCAGAAGCCAGTTCAGTATTATCAATGACATATGCAGATGGATATAATCTAAATGCAACAAACTATAATACTACAGCTACAAAAACTTTATACGCAGTAGATGTTTATAATACAATTAACCAACCTGATTTTTGTTTACTATTTGGTACACATATTAAAAAGGGAGATGGTTCTACTATAAATGTAGAAGATTTATCAGTAGGAGATACAATTAAAGCATGGGTGCCGACTGGGTTACCGGATGAAAGTCAGGATTCAGAAAGCGACCAAGTTGATTGGAGATTTTATATGCAAGATGTTACATCTGGTGCATATCAAGATGTAACTGTTGCAGATATTGTATTTAACTTTGCAAGTGGATATTATCAATTAAATGATGGCTTAATAAAAGCAACTGGAACGCATCCTCTTTGGGTTTGGGATTCTGAAATTGAAAAATATCATTTTAAAAACGTAGAAGATATATTAATAGGTGATTTAGTAGTAACATACGATGAAACAATTGGTATAAGTGAAGTTGAAGTTGATAATATTACAATTATTAACGAAGATGTAGAAATTGTAACAATTAACGTAGAAAACGCCGATGTGTACTTAGCAAATGGTGTAGTATCACATAACAAAGGTACAACAACTCAACCATATATCCCATCGGCTGGATTAAGAATGTATGTTGACCCATCAAAGGCATCATCAACTGCAGGTACAGCAACGGCTGATTGGTTAGACCTATCAGGATGGAATACGGGTGTTAGGCCGGCAGGGGTTCAAAACGCAGCAAGTATTACAGGTGGTAACCCAGCATACAATAGTGGAGCAACAAGCAAAGATAAATATTGGACAGGAAATGGTACAAACGCTTTCTGGTATAAAGATACTACCACAAATATTAATGGTGGTATTTCTCAATTCAATACTAATACAGGTACAATTCATATGTGGATAAGACCTACAACTACATTAGGTGTAGCTTCAAGACACATTTTTGATTATGCCGGATATTATGGGTTGGCAATTGAATCAACTGATAGTTCTACTTTAAATAGAGTAAAATTCTATGGTAGTACATTGGGTAATAGTGCACAATTAACGACTTCATTATCAGCAAACGTTTGGTATATGATTTCAGCAACATTCCAATCAAGTGGTACTTGTACTATATATGTGGATGGTACATCTGTTGGAACATTTAGTTCATCTGCATTTACGGCACCATCATCTACTAACTATTTAACAATAGGAAGTAATAGTGCAAGAACAACATTTTGGAACGGACAAATCGGACCGGTATTATTCTATAACTCATTACAAACTGGTACATTAGTAACGCAAACATACAATTATTTCTCACCAACATACAAATAATATTTTTGTTGTTTTGAAATAAAACTTTATATTTATAATAGAATTAATAAATTAAATTATCATACAAAATGGCAGACAAAATAGTATCACCAGGCGTATTTACAAAAGAAAACGACCTTTCATTTTTACAACAAGGTGTTGCTGACATTGGTGCAGCATTCATCGGCCCTTTTAAAGAAGGACCATTAGTACCAACAATCGTAAATTCACAATCTGAATTCGAAACACTTTTTGGTTCAGTTGATGACACATATTATACTCCGTTAGCAGTACAATCTTATTTAAGAGAAGCTGGCGTAGCAACAATTTGTAGAGTAGCAGGTATTGGTGGATATACTGCACAAAATCCTATATTATTAACAGCAGCTTCTGCATCTGTATCAGCTTCAGTTGGTATTTTATTCCCAACGGATAAAAATACATTAGCAAGTGGATTGAGTGGGTCATCTGCAACTACTGTAACTGGTAGCTTGGGTAGTGGTGATTTTACAATATTCATTACAGGTTCTACAAGTTTTTCAGGAACATCTTCATTAGATAGTTCTGATGTAAATGATATTGAAGCTACATTTGGTACATCTCCATTGGGTTCTAAAGGTGCATATGTATATGGTTTCTTCAAAAACCATAGTGTTCCATTTGTATCAGCTACATCATCTTCTTTAACAATATTAGATGACCAAAATTTCCAATTTGATGCAAAAGAAGCATTAACTCCAATTATTAAATCTCAAACCATTTCTGGTCAAAGATATGATTTATTAAGATTTGTTACAATCGGAGCAGGTAATGCAGCAAATACAAAAGTAAAAGTTGGTATTACAAACATTAAAGCAGCAGGTTCAGTTGCGGGTACTGATTATGGTACATTCACTGTAGTTGTAAGAGATTTTAATGATACAAATAAAAAGAAAAATGTTTTAGAATCATTTTCAAATATAAACTTAGACCCTAATTCTCCTAACTATATTGCTAGAGTAATTGGTGATAGAAGTAGAACTATTGCAAGTGATGGTAAAATTACTGAATATGGTGATTGGGTAAACAATTCAAAATATATTAGAATTTGGAATAGCAATGATGCTAGTTTTGTAACACCTGATGCTATACCTGTTCAAGCAGTACCATTCGCACATTCGGCATATCAATTGCCAGTTTCCGCATCGGTAGTACAAGGAGCTAATTTAATTCCTGCAGTAACATTTGTAACTTCATCAGCAACACAATATGGTGGTATTGATTTGGATAACAATACTGATAATACAATTTACTTAAAGCCAATTCCAAATGGTGCAAGTGTAGGTTCTAACTCAGTATTTGGTTTGGATAGTGCATCAACAAATGGTGTAGCATTGGCAGTGGGTTCAACTTTAGCACAATTCGTTGTAGTATTCCAAGAAGGATTCGATGGTATGAGCCCGGCGATTGCAAAATATACTGGAGCAAACATCGTAGCAGGTAACTCACAAGGATTTAATTTATCTACGGCAGCAGCAAGTGGTTCAGTAGCATATAGTAAACATATCGCAGCATTATCAAACGCTGATGAATATGATATTAATATGGTAGTAACTCCAGGTGTTATTAGAAGATTACACTCTTCAGTAGCAACTTCAGTTTTAGATATGGTTGAAGCAAGAAATGATTGTTTCTATATTATGGATACAACAGCAGCTAGTGATTCAGTTGATACAGCAACTTCGCAAGCAAGTGGTGTTGATACTAATATGGCAGCAACTTACTATCCTTGGATTAAAACAATTGATGTAAACACAAATAAATTAATCACTGTTCCACCTTCAGTATTATTACCTGGCGTATTCGCATCTAACGATAGAGTAGCAGCAGAATGGTTCGCACCAGCAGGTTTGAATAGAGGTGGTTTGACGGGAGCAGTTAGTGTATTGAATAGATTAACACAATCTGAAAAAGATTCATTATACGAAGGTAAAGTAAACCCAATCGTACAATTCCCAGGACAAGGAATCGTAGTATTTGGACAAAAAACTTTACAAGATAAACCATCAGCATTAGATAGAATCAACGTAAGAAGATTATTATTGACTGTTAGAAAGTACATCGCATCTACTTCTCGTTATTTAGTGTTTGAACAAAACACAGCAGAGACTAGAAATAGATTCTTAAACATAGTTAATCCGTATTTAGAATCAATCCAACAAAGACAAGGTCTTTACGCTTTCAAAGTGGTAATGGATGATACAAACAATACACCAGATGTAATTGATAGAAACATTATGAAAGGAGCTATCTACTTACAACCAACTAGAACCGCTGAATTCATTCAAATTGATTTCAACATTTTACCAACTGGTGCAAGTTTTAACGGATAATTTAGAAATTAGATATTTATAATAGAAACAATTAAATAAAAGTAAAATGCCAGAAATATTAGAGTTTGACAAAATGTTCTATAAGAATTTCGAACCAAAGTTAGGTAATCGATTCATTATGGAAATCAACGGTATCGAATCTTATCTTATTAAGACCGCAGCGAGACCAACATTCACATCGGAAGTTGTTGAATTAGACCATATAAACGTAAAAAGAAAGATTAAGGGAAAATCTACTTGGGATGATATCACTATCACTCTTTACGACCCAATTGTACCATCAGGTGCACAGCAAGTTATGGAGTGGGTTAGAACATCACATGAATCCCTAACAGGTAGAGATGGATACGCAGCTTTCTATAAGAAAGATATTACATTCTATCTATTAGGACCAGTAGGTGATAAAGTTGAACAATGGACATTAAAAGGAGCATTTATTAGTTCAGCAAACTTTGGTGAATTGGATTGGGCTTCAAACGACCCGTTATCAATTGAATTAACATTGACTTACGACTACGCTATTTTAGAGTATTAATATTTGACTGGAAAATATATAGAAAAGGGGATGCAGAAATGTTATCCCCTTTTTATTTTTTTAAAAAGTTGATATATATTATTAAACAATATTAAGTTATATTATGGAAGACAAATTAGAACAACAAGTTACAAGAGGGTTAGCACCACAAACTGCACCACAGCATTCAGCACCCAAATCTTATCCTTTCCCAACGGAAATCATCAGTTTACCATCAAAAGGATTAGTATATCCTGAAACCAATCCCTTATCAAAAGGTGAGGTTACTGTTAAATTAATGACTGCAAGAGAAGAAGATATTCTTACATCAGCAGCATTGATTCGTAAAGGTATTCAATTGGATAAATTATTAGAATCTATTGTAGTTGAACCAGGTGTTAATATCAATGATTTAGTTATTGGTGATAAAAACGCTATTTTAGTTACATCTAGAATTTTAGCATTTGGTCCAGAATACGCAGCAAAGATAACTGACCCATTTGATAGAGAAGAGGTTGATATTACTATTGACTTATCTAATATTAAAATTAAAGAAGTTGATGAAACTAAATTGAATAGAGATAATGAATATGATTTCTTTTTACCTATATCAAAAACCAATATCAAATTTAAATTAATAACTCATGGAGATGAGATGATTATTAATAAAGATATTGAAGCAAGTCAAAAGGCTCTAAAAACTTCAAATGAAATCACAACTAGATACAGAAGAATAATCATCGAAGTAGATGGTGTAAGAGATGCTGGTACAATCAGTAACTTTGTAACCAATCGTTTATTAGCAGGTGATTCTAAAGCATTGAGGAAGTACATATCGGATATAACTCCAGATTTGGATTTAAAATTTGATTATACATCCCCTGTAACTGGTGAGACGGAGGCACTTCGTATTCCTTTTGGGATTGGGTTTTTTTACCCTGCCGACTGATTATAGTTCCTATCTTCATAAAAAGATTTTTCAAATGGCTTACTATGCAAATGGTGGGTTCAATTGGAATGATTTATATTACATGCCGATTAAACTTAGAGAATTCTATTATAGAGAACTCCTTAAAGCTAAAGAAACGGAAAGAGAAGATATGGAAAGAGCAAACAGCAAAGCAAAAACAAATTCTTCTAAAGTAAGAAGGAGGTAATTAATTATTTGTTTATATTTATACATAAACATAAAGAATACAATATGTCCAAGCAAACACTAATAGAGACTAAATTACTTGATAAGATATTCAGCTTTTTTGGAGGTAGTGGGAGTACTTCAAGTAAAGAAAAGTTTTTAGATACAATTAAAGATAAAGACCCACAATTAGCACGTGCGTTTTCAAAATGGGATTCCGATTTATTGACTCTATTACAAAATAGTAGAAAGATATATGTAAAGAACGGAGCCGATACAAAGGAAATTGATAGACTTATCAGTAAACTTAGAGGATAATAATTACATTAGCCAATGCCTTTTCAAAAAGATTATAACGACCAAGCTAAAGTAGTTAAATATATTTTAGCTGTTGAAAAAGAACTTGCTAAGCTTCGAAAAGATGCACAGGATGATGATGCTTTACAACTTAAACTTATCAAAGAAAAACAAACTGAATTAAATAAGCTTAAAAAAATTCAAAAGGATAATGCTAAAATAATTAAAGATTCCCTTTCCGATTTTGAGGATATGGATGATTCTATTGTTAGTTTTGGAAATCAGCTTAAAAAAAATACTAAATTTGTAGAAAAGCAACGAGATGTATTTGACACCATAAAAGTTGCAACATCAAGCATAGCAATGGAATTGGCAGCAGGTGGAACTGCTAATAAGAAAACTCAAGCGCAAGTAATTGCAATGAATAATTCTTATAAAGCAATGCACGTATCAATCGCTGATATTAATAAAGAATATGCATTAGGTAGAATATCAAATGCCGAAAGAATTCAACAAATTAAACAACAATCCGAAGCATTTCAAGATGTAGCTGCAAAAGTTGATATGACTTCGGTAACATCGGAAGATTTGACAAAGCAAATTAAATCAATGGTCAATGAAGGCCATAGTTTTACAGAAGCTATGGAAAAATCTGAAATGCAATCTGAAAAATTAGATAATATATTTGAATCATTTGAAGGTATACCTGCATTACGAGAAGTAAATACATTACTTAAAACAAACATAAAAGATACAGTAGCATTTAAAGCAGCTGTATTTGCATTAGGAGCAGCATTGGGCGCTGCAGCAATGGATTATTTTGGAGCTCCAATGAAAGCAGCTATACAAGCTCAAAAAGAAAGAGAACAAAACGAAATTGATACAATTGCAGATATTGCAAAATTAAGAAAAGATGCAGAATTTATACCTGCGAAAATAGGACAAGAACGATTAGAGCATGAAATTGAAGCAACTAATCAAATAAACGAATTAATGCACGAAGCGGCTTATGCCGGTCAAAAAGCAGCAATTCAATTTAGTGCATCTATGCAAAGTGGAGCAGCTCAATTTGAAAGAGCAGCTAAAACGGCATTATTTGGTAATAAATTAGGTTCAGTTGGATATGGTGCAGCTCAATTACAATTAGCAGGAATTGGTGCAGATAAAATAGCATCGGCAATGGAAGCTGCGAGTATGGCAACCGGTAAAATGCCAACCGCAAAAGCAGCTGCTGATATGGCAGTTATGGCTGAAAGAACCGGACAATCGGTAGATGATATATCAACTATCAACGAAGCATTTATGCGTATGGATGGTATGAGTGCAGATGTTGCTATGAATATGCAAGAGGGGATGCGTAATATGGCAGACCAGGCGGGTATTGGATTAGGGAACTTAATGAAGGAGGTTGCAGAATCTTCTAAGGAAGCATTGGGTTATCAAATTAAAAGCGGACCTGCACTAGCTAAAGCAGTTGCATATACACAATCAATGGGATTGAACTTTGGTGATGTAGCTAAAGCTGGTAAAAACATGGTAATGAACTATAAAGATAGTATCAAAGCCGAAATGCAATTAAGTTCATTATTAGGTGAGCAAGTAGATTTATCAGAAGTAAGAGCAAAATTTGCGGCAGGTGATACGGAAGGAGCATTGGGTTCATTAAAATCACAAGGATTAGACCCAGCGGATATGGATATGTTCCAACAACAGGCATTACAAGATGCATTGGGTGGTATGGATTTAAGTTCATTATCCAAAGTAGCAAATAATACGGGTAAATCTGGAGGTAATTTAGCAGCTGGAAATGCAAAAGGTGGTAATAAAGATTTCTTATCAAGAACCCAACAAGCGGAAGCAAGTTTAAGTGCAAAAGAAGCTTCAATATCAGCAAATACGGCAGTAGTAGATGCAAAACTTTCAAAAGAAATAGCAGATGCTTATTTAGCATCGCCTGAATATGAAAAATATAAAAAGGAACAAGCTGAAGCAGCGGTTGCGGCACGTGAATTAGAAAGTTCAATGACAGATGCATGGAAAGCAACTGATGCATATAAAAAATCATTATCCGATACCGCAAAATTAAACTTCGTAGATACTATGAAAGAAGGTTTAATGAAAGGATTAGGCGCCGTTGGTGGTGGTTTACTAACAACAGGAATAAGTAAGATGTTTGGAAAAAAAGGTGGTGATATTGCAGGAATGATAACTGGTGGTGGAGGCGGTGGTGAAGAAGGTGGAGGAGATGCAGGGGCAGCTACTGAAGGACCAATTGCAAGTGTGGCTGCACAAATTGAAGCAGCAGCTCCTGTTTTAGAAAAATCAAAATCATTAGGACAAAATTTAAAAGATTTTGGTAAAGGAATAGGTAGTTTTTTAACAAGTGTAGGTAAAGGTGCTGGTGGAGCAATTCAGGGAATAATGTCAGGAATTGCAAAAGGATTAGCTGCATTTGGTTCAGGTAGTGTAGAAATATTATTAGGAGCAACCACAATAGCAGGCGTAATAACAATAATTGGAGCAGGTATAGCAGCCGCATCTTGGATAATGGGTAAGGCATTGCCAACTTTAGCGGAAGGGTTGATGAAATTCAATGATATAGATGGTGGTAATTTGGCAAAAGTAGGATTGGGTATCACAGCATTGGGAGCTGGTCTGGCAGCAATGGGAGTTGGTTCAGTAGTGGCTGGTATAGGTAATTTAGTTGGTAAATTATTTGGTGGTGGTATAGAAGATACCATTAAAAAAGTAGAAATATTTCAGGATGCTAAAATTAATGCTGCTAGAGTAAAAGAAAATGCAGATGCAATTGTAAATTATTCAAAAGCAATGGCAGCATCCGGATTAGGTAGTGCCGTTAGTGGATTGGGTAATTTGGCAGGTGGTATTGCAAATGGTGTAGCAAAATTCTTTGGTTTTAAGCCACCATTACAACAAATGCAAGAATTTTCTAAATTAAATTTAGGTGACCCTATTAAATTGAAATCAAATGCAGAAGCTTTTACTTTATTTGGTGAAGCAATGTCATCATATCAAGGAGGTTCTGGTTCATTAAGTGGTGTTATAGCTGATGCAGCTGCAAACTTTTTTAAAATTGAACCACCATTAGAAAAAATGAAAAAATTCGCAGCAGCTGATTTAGGAGATGTTAGTAAATTAAAAGGAAATGCAGAAGCTTTTACTTTATTTGGTAATGCAATGGCATCCTTTAAAGGAATGAATGGGGGGTTAATGGCAGTACTTGCAGATGGATTAGCTGATTTTTTCGAAATAGAACCACCATTGGCTAAAATGCAAAGATTTGCTGCAATGGAAGGTATAGATGTAGCAAAAACTAAAAATAATGCAGAAGCATTTACCGCATTTGCTAATGCTATGGCATCATATAGTGGAACAGGTACTGGATTTTGGAAAAGTTTAGGAGAAGGATTTCTTAGTTTGTTTGGAGCTGGTGATGGTGATTTGATAGCAAAATTTGCGAGATTTGCAGCATTAGATTCGGTTGGTATGAAAGGTAGTGCTGAAGCAATTGGTATTTTTAATAGAAATTTAGCAGGATTTGATATGAACGTTGCACAAAATGTGGGAAAGGCAATAGAAGATGCAGGCCTTGCAATACGTTCAGGATTAGGAACAGGTCTTGGTGGTGATACAACATTTGGTGAAAAAGAAAAAAACCCTGTTTCTTTATTATTAGATGAATTTACAGCTTCAGCAATACCAGCAATTGGGGCTGCATCAGGAATAGATACTTTTGCAAATGCACTTTATAATCTTTCATCTGCATTAGAAAGATTGGGTTCAGTAAATACAAAATCAATTGATAATTTACCTTGGCTTAAAATGACAGCATTTGCAGCAGCAGGTGGTAAAATTGTATTAGCACAATCAGCAAATAATTCATTTAATATAGCACAAGATACGGCTAAAAATATTGAAAAACTTGCAACCGATACAAAAGCAAATGTTCAGATATCTAAAAATTTACAAGCTCTATTAGCAGTATTAGCAGATAATGGTAGTGCAGCATTCTCACTTAATATAGATGGTAAAGCAGTTACGAATATGATTACAAAAAGGGAAGCGGATAGAAAGGCAGGTGCCGGCGGCCCTAAATAATACTTTCACATTTTTATTTAATGGATATTTATAGTAAATACAAAACTATAAATGGCGACAATCAAAGACCTATTTAAACAGCAAAATAAAGACCTATACGGGCTGAAAGGTAAACTTTTTATAGAAAGTAGAGGATTGATTAATGCTCCAAGAGCAGCAGCTTTGCTTACATCATCTCCAAATGCACTTGCCGATTTAATAGGTAATCAAATTGGTGGAGCATTGGGTGGTAGTGCAAATAGACCTACTGATACTATATTTAAAAATAACAGTGCATTTTTAAATCCTCCAATTTCATTAGGTAAAACTAGAGTAGGTTTACAAGATGCAATTGATAAAGGCACTAAATATCTGGTAAAAGATACACCCGCACCTGCATCCATATTTGCAAAAATAAAACAAGGTGGTTCTTCTCCCGCCGGACTGGCTACTGCAGCCGCCGTTTCTGCATTAAATACATTTGGAAGTAAAAAAGCTCTTAATAAATTAAGAGATAAATTAAAGGGTAAAGGAGATGAACAAGATGAATATGGTACAAAATGGAAAATGAAAGAAGATGGTAAACGCATTACTAAAGATGAAGTTTTATTTAGTCAAAATTATACAGATGCATCTGGTAAAATAATACCAAGAAAAAATTCACAAATATCCAATAAAAAATCTCAATTGGATTTGATTAATTACAATATATTAAGTGTATTAAAATCTGATAACGAATATTCAAACGATAATTTGGTTGCTTTTAATAAATCAAATGAACAAATACAAGCCCCATATGTTTTACTTAAACGATATAATAAACCAGATGATAATATATTATTGCCAGGTACAATTAGTGGTATTACCGATGAATCTACACCTGAATGGAGTAATTTTAAATTTATAGGTTCGCCATTTCAACAATATCGCTATCAGGGAGTTGAAAGAAGTATATCATTTAGTTTAAAAATGTATTATACGGATAATGATACTAAATTATCAATGCAAAAAAGTTTAGATAAATTAAGAACATTAGTTTATCCAGAAGAAGATATTAGTGTAATTACTTATCCCGATAAATCATATAGTCCACTTGGATTTAATGGAAATTTTATATATTTAACTGTAAATGGATTGTATACTGATTTATTTGGTTTGGTAGATTCTTTATCAATTGAGATAGATGATGCAGGTGTATGGGCAACAACTTCTGATAATTTTATGGATGGTAGTGATGTTAAACCATATCCAACCGTAATAAATGTTTCATTAGGTTTTAAAATCATAAACAACCCTAAAATAGAAAATAATAAATACGTTTATAATTTTACAGATTCTATGGTTAATAAATAAATTATGGCAAATAGATACACATATACTAATACAAAAAAAGATTCTGATACAAATGTTACATATATGGAATCTACTATATATCCAAAAGTAGAACCAAAAGATAGTGATTTCTATATTATAGCATCAGCCGGCGATAGATTGGATTTATTAGCAAATGCATACTATAAAGACCCTTCTATGTGGTGGGTCATAGCAATCGCTAATAATTTAAATGATGCCAATTTCTTTGTAGAAGCTGGTACACAATTACGAATACCAGCAGATACATCTGATATTTTGAACAATCTATATAAAATAAATAAATAAGTTATGCCGTTTCCATTTTTAGCTCCTCTTAGTCCTTGGATTACCGATATAATGAAGCAAAGAGAGAGCAATCCACTAATGACATCTTTTAAAAGCCCCTGGATTGTATTAACATCAGCTGCATTAGTTGTAAAAGGTTCAGCTGACCCCGATGTTACAAAACGAAAAGAAGAATTATTAAAATTAATTAAAACTAAAGGTGGAGATGACTCTTATAAAGGGTGTATAATTGCAAATAATTCGCATGATTTAAATTTAACATATGCAACTGGAAAAACACCCATTGGAATTGATTTTACAGGAAAAATTATAACTGTTGAGGGAGAATCTGGTAGAAAAGTATCTACACCAATTATAGAATCGGTTGATATTGATACCGATGGTGCAAATAATACATTAAAAACTGCTAAAATAAATGTTAGATGTTTTACTTTAAAACAATTAGAAATGTTTGAATTGTTTTTTATGAAACCGGGTATGAATATATTAGTAGAATGGGGTGATACCTCTTTAATGAAAAAAAATTTATTCACATCTACGGAAATAAATAGTCCGCAAAATAAAAAGAGAGAATATAATGCATTAAAAGATGGTGAATTAAAACCAATTAAAGCATTCGATAGTCCAACTGAGGCATTAGTTCCAAAAACTAATGATTATGATAAATTTTGTGAATCCTTTTCAAAATATTATCGTTCAGATACAACAGCAATTGCAGAATATTTGGGTAGAGTTGAACAATCATTAGGAACATATGATTTAGTTGCGGGAAAAGTTTTGGATTATTCATTTTCAATAAATGATGATAATACATATAGTGTTTCATTAGAGATATCACAAGGAAATCAAGTAAGTTTAGCAATACCACATAGTAAATCTAAAACAAATTCGCAAGATAAAGTCAAACCATTAGATACCGAATATCCAGGCGCAGACCAAATTAAACAATTAATAATAGCAGATTTGAATTTGGATGAAAAAACATTTTTGGCTAAAATAGATAAAGGGACGCATCCAATTGAAGGTGGGGATTGGGCAAATGATTGGTTTAATTTTTTAAAAATAAATAAACAACAATCTGATACAATAGTATCTGATACAGCATATGTATCGCTTAGATTTATATTACAAATTTTAATGAATTATGTAGTACCTGAAAAAAATATAGATGATAAATTTTTTAAATTTAATTTACCAACATATAAAAATAAAGATGGAAAGGAATTAACAATATTACCAGTTACTTCAAATAGATACATAATATCATCAAGTGATAAAGTAATTTTTCCAACCGATACATTACCACACATATATGCACCAGCTAAGCCAAAAGAGGGACAAGAACCAAAAGAAGGTGATAATGTAATTAAAATAATTCCAAATGATAAACGAAATGGTATAATTAATGGATACAATTTTCACACTACCGAACAATTAAGAGTTCCAAATGACCCTACAAATCAATTAATAGTACCAGAAGGAGATAGTAAATTGGGAGATGCTCTAAACGTTTTTATAAAATACGAAGATGTTGTAAAAGCTTGGAATTCAACATATACCAGAATTGATTTTTTAGAAAAAATATTAAATACTATAAACGAAAATGGGTATGGATTATTTACATTGATTTATGGTAATATTAATGATAATTCCGGTGGAACTATAATTGATGCTAAAATGACATCATCTGATAATCAAGTAAAAAAACAAAACGAAAAAGATATTTACAGATTTAAACCAACTACTATTAATTCAAATGTAAAACAATTTAGTTTTAATTTTGAAATGAGTAATTTAGTTGCCGGTAGACAGATATTTAATTCGGGTAAATTATTAGAAGATGCCAAAAAAGAGCAACCGAATGCTGCAGATGGTAAATTAGTAATGCCAGCATCTGCATATAAAGCAATTGATAATGCAACAATGGGTAATGCGGATGGTTGGTATTCTATTAATAATGTTGAATTAATAAGAATTACAAAGAATTTTGAAAAAGCAGTAGCAGCTGCAGCAGCTGGAAAACCTCAAACAGACGTACCACCAAAAACATCAACTACTGAAGCTAAAGATTTTACACAAATAGCATCTACAAAATCTATAAATTTTTATTTAGATATAAAAAAGAAAAACGCACCAAAAGATATAACTGTTTTGATATATAAGGATAGTGATTTAATATATAATGCCGTTAATGGAATACTGGGAACTCAAGGTGCAACTCCAAACAATAAAAAATCTACATTATCACCAATTGAAGTTACCATAACAATTGATGGATTTAGTGGATTTAGTCCGGGTCAATATTTTAAAGTAGATGGTATACCTGAAATATATAATCAAACCGGAGTATTTCAAATTACTAATATAAAACACAATGTTGCAGCTGATGGATGGAATACGACCATTGAAGCTGGTTTTAGAATTGTTGAAGATAAAAAAGAACCCCCTAAAAAATAAAATGTATAATAACGTAGCAGAAAATTTGGAATTATTTGTAGTAAATACACCAAATACGATTGTACCCATTCCAATCGATGATGATTATTCAATTGGATTTATCAGAAGATATTTTGTTAGAAAAGCTAATGATGAAAATACTTTTACATACGAAATATCTAAAGATGAATATACTGAATATATAGATAATCCATTTTGGACAACCGTTGATATTAAATGGAGAATAGCAGGACCATTAAATCCAACTTATAAAGAAAATGGAGATATAGATGATAGGGGTGTTATGAATTCTAATAAAGCCGCAATTGGGTTAGCAACTCACAAAATAAAAAATATAGCATTATATTTACCAAATTATTTACAATTTTATAAATAGTGTCATAAAAATCACATTTTTATTTGGTAATAAAAATAATTTTTAGTATATTTAATTGTATAAACAAATTAAGTTATGAAAGAATACAAGCACTTATCCGTTGAGGAAAGACAACAAATGACCTTTGATTGGAGATACAGAGGTTGGACAGTTTTAGAATTATTAACCGAACAAGAGGTTGATGAATTAAACGCAGAATTAGATAGATTAAGATTAGAACGAAATTCAAACGAACCTGAAAAATGGCAAGAGTTTGAACCAATCATGCACCCACACAAACATTCTGAAAAAATTCAAAAAATGTTTGCACATCCAAAGATGATTGAAGCTTGTGAGTTTTTAATGGAAGGTGATGTAGTTGGAATGCAAACTTGGGGTTATTATAAACCAAAAGGTGAATTAGGTAGAGATATGCATCAAAACGCATTTTACACCGGTTGCGGCCACAATGAAATTGTAAATACAGCATTAGCATTAGATAATCACGACCCTGAAAATGGAGCAGTTTGGAATTATGAAGGTTCTCATAGATTACCAATATTACCAATAGAAGATAACGAAGAAAGAAAGAAAACCAATACAGGTAACTGGAGAAGTGAAAGAGGTATAAGTTGTGTAATGCCGGAAGGACATGATTTTAAAAAGATTGAAGGATATTTGAGAAAAGGACAAGTAGCATTATTGCATTCGCATGTAGTACATGGTAGTGAACCAAATAGAGATACAACTAGAATGAGAAGAAACTTCTTATGTGGTTACTTAAAACAAGGAGCATATTTCCATCCAGGTAAACAAATGAAAAGAGAACCAATTGATATTTACGAACTTCGTGAAAAACATTGGGGAAAATAAATTTTGAAATAACAAATATTTTTCGTATATTGTAGGGTATGAACTTAATTGAAAATAGGGATACCCTACATTTTTTTATCAAATCTAATCCAAACATTAGATTATTAGTGCCTGTGTGGAGTTCACATAAAGCACATCAATTTGGTACGCACATTTCATTTGTATATTATAGAACTGATTCGGAAGATGGTATTATTAATTTTAATCACATCGATGCTATTGGACTTCCACAATTTCCAATAGAAAAACTTTGTAACGAAAATACATTGGTTTTAGATAATCGCTATATTCAATCAAAAGGACTAGATTACGAGTGGGTATACTTTGAAGAATATGGTAAACCATTCATATTCAATGAGTTCGCTGAATCGCTCTATAAGGGGTATAGAATCGATTATAATGAGATGAATGATTGTATCCCACTAATGAAGTGGTACGGTATCTTAAAAGCAATCCCTGATATCCAAAATAGACAGAGTTGGTATCGTACATATTCAGATTCTATTCAAACACTTGGGAGGCTGGAGGGGGCTGGGGTAAAAGTCAAAGAAGAAAAATTTATTGATAGTTTCAGCTTCAATCCTGCTTTCATAGATGCCGGAAAAGTGTATACTCAATACAATCCATATACAACAACTGGTCGTCCATCCAATAGACATCTTAACGTAAACTACTCTGCTCTCAATAAATCCGATGGGACTCGTTCTGCATTTGTAAGCAGGTTTGGGGGTGGTACTCTCTTACAATTTGATTACGAGTCGTATCACATTCGTTTGATTGCGAAAATGGTTGGGTATGAGTTTCCAACGGGTACAACGGCTCACCAACACCTTGCAAACCTTTATCGGTGTGATATAGAGACGGCAAAGAAAATCACTTTTACATACCTTTATGGGGGATTAGATGAGAATGCAAGGGGGATACCATTCTTTCAAAAGGTGGATGAATATATTAAGGGATTATACCAATCGTTCGTCATTTCGGGAAAGCTTACGACACTCTTATATAAAAGAGAAATACCATTCCATAGAATTGAGAGTGCAAACGAACAAAAGGTATTCAACTATTTATTACAATCATTGGAGACTGAAATCAATTATATGAAGATTGGTGAGGTATTGGAGTATTTGGAGGGGAGAATGTCAAAAATGATATTGTATACCTATGATGCCTTCATTATAGACACACATCCTATTGAAAGAGAAAAT